AAAGCTAAATTGCTTATAAAATTATTTCTTGGTTCATATCGTACTATAAAATCTAACTCTTGTTGATATTTTTCTTTAACTATCTGCTTACAGTATTCTTCTTTATATTTTAGTATAAGTATATTTATATCTAATTGACTTAAATCGTCATTATCCATTAATTCTTTTGTAGTAGTCACTTGATATACTGGACCAAACAATCCTTCCAATACGAGCTGATGAGTTTGAGTTCCATCTAATGTTCCAGTAGTACCAATACGATATTTTGCTTCAGTACATTTTTCTAATATACTTGTCAATGACTTAGCTTTAAAATTATGTGCTTCATCTCCTATCACCATCCCAAAACCGGCAAACCAAGATTGTGGTAATTTATAAACTGATTGCCAAGTTGATATAATAACTCTCTGATTTACGTTATGTTTCTCTCTACCTGAATATATTCTATGGCAATTATCTGCATGAGACCAAGTATCCTTTGAAGAATAGTCTCCGAAATCAGAATACATTTGCTCTACTAATGATGTCGTAGGTACTATAAGCAAAACATTACCTTCAAAAACATCGAGGTAATATCTTATAGCCAAATATATGATTAAACTCTTCCCAGAAGCAGTAGGTGATAGTAATAAGGATTTTTCCTGAGAAAGCGTGTGCGAGAGTCCCTCCAACTGATATGGGCGGGGTATTATATCAGCTCCGTTCACAGAAAGGGACATTTGTGATAATAGCCCATCTATGTCAGGGCTGAGGGCGGACTGCAGTGCACCATAGGCTGGCGAATCTATCACTTCTAGGTTATAATCCCTCACGTCACAAAACTCACGCAAATATTTGTGCAATCCTGTGTATAATAATTTCTTTCTGGAATCGTATAATCTAATTTTGCCATCCCACATTCTATTTCTGTAAGCTGGCATAAATTTATAACCTGGAACAAAGAACTGAAAATGTTCTGATAGTTCCATTTCTATTGAGGGGTCACATTGTACATTTAAGAAGACTTCGTTCTTCTTTTGAATCGTTACAGTATCCATTAGGCTCCGCTAGTAAACTTTCTCCATTCAATCATATTCTTTATATTTTGATGTCGCCATTTAACGTTTTCTAATATCTCTTTTAAAGTACTGCAAACTTCTTCGAGGTAATGTATCTTTGCTTGATGTTCTTGTATTACAGGGTCAGCATTATAATAATAATCCATGTCTCCTTTTAATACAGTTATTCCATTGAGTGGGTCATAGTCCCAGCCTTTTTCATCAATCTCTACTTTACTCATTTTACCATTAAGGTGTAGCCACTTGTCTTTAAGTATAACTTTAAATTCAAGTTCAGCTTTTTTGAGCTTCATACGATTTACTGAAAGAAGTTCTAGGTATTTACCGTGGAGTTTAGCGGAATCTCTCGATGTTTCGTCTAGATTCATTTCATCTATTACCGAGTCTGTTTTCCACATTTCTAATATTTGTTGCAAATTATTCATACTATTATATTATACCATACTTTTGTGCTTTTGTAAACGGTTTATTTAAATTCAAAGTAAGTATAACCAAAGCTGACTTCCATTTGTACAAATTCAACGCTTTCTGCTTGCACGTCAAATTGTATAGGTTCCATGCTTGTTGGGAATACTCCTTTAAACTCTACTTCTTTTACTACATTATTATGTGATGTAAGTATAAGAAGAGTTGCGTCTACTTTTAAGTCTTCAGCATCTTTTTGCTGAACTAACTTATGCATCCAATCAAATGTCTCAATATAGTTATCAAGGTTTTCAGTTATATTAATACGTAGTGATAAATCATCAAATGTAAGTCTGTCTCCAGTAAATGATAAGTTAACGCCTCGATAACTCTGTTCTGCCTGTGTCATATTAAGACCTGGCAACGTAGCTGCAACAGCAAAATATTCTAGATTAGGATAAAGATTGCTGGAAATTTTAAATTGAAATCCTACTGGACTCAAAAAATTCTTGTTTGTAGTTAAAGTTGCCATATATCTATTTATACGAGTTTATTACTTACTATTAACAAATTCGTTTAATTCACCAGCAATTGCTATCACATCGCCTGCGCTAATTGAAGCGGCTGGTAAAGGTTTCTTATCATCTGGATGATTATCGTTATGCATATAAATTGCATCGACTTTTCTCTGGATGTTTTGCTCTAATAAACCTTGAGCTTGGTGTAGTAAGTCGGCTCTTATTTCAAAGCCTGATTTTCCGTTTGACATATTTTTCTCCTGTGTGTATGTGTCTGTACTTTAGTGTACCTATTATATATACACATAAAAAAAGGGTCTCCGAAGAAACCCTTTAGTCGAATTAGATTTAACTAACTACGGTTTACACCATAATGTCGTCAACTCTGAAGATTCTGAAGTACTGATTAGCTCTGTCTGTGCCAGTGCCGTCAGCAGCTACGAATGGATTTGCAACCATGCCGTATCTTGTTTTGAATCCCATTCTTGGTTGGAAGTCATTCTCACCAACTGCTTTAACCATTGTTAATGGTACGTAAGGACAGTAGAACATACCTGCATCATACGGGTTTGTTCCTCTATAACCTACACATACAAAATCAATAGTAGCATAAGGGTCGATATAGACTTTAACTCTTCCGTTAAGAACACCAGCAAAAGTATTACCTGTGTCATCAACATTCAAGTTAGCTGATAAAGCTGGAGTATAGTCCAACATTCCAGCAGCTGCTAAAGCTGAAGCAACGTCTGAAGAACAGATAATGAAATTACCTTTTCCACGTCTTGTTTCTTTAGCGATAACATTACATTCTCTTTCAATCTGCATGATGAGACCTTTAAATCTCTCTACCATCCATCTTCCGTCTGAGTCTGTGTTAACATCAAAAATACCACTTACAGCAGTAGAAGTTTGTAAAGCACCAATTTTTGCTTTAGTTAGAATAGTTCTAACAACTTCTCTGTTGATTTCAGCTAAAATTTCAGCTGATAAGATATTAGCAAGTTCGCCTTCAGCGTCTAGTCCGTGGACTGCTTTAAGGTCTTGTGCTAATTCCATTGTGTATTCAGCTTTTAAAGCTCTTGATTTAGCTGTGACAGTTGATTTCTCAATTGAAAAAGCCATCTCACCGAAAGAACCGTCGCCGGACTCGCCAACTCCTAATCTTTCTGCCGCTGATGTAGCAAGACCAGAACCGAATGTGTTAGTGATATCGCCAGCAGCGGTATCAGCAATACTTCCGTCTGAGTCTGCGTCTGTTGCACCACCTAAACCTGTTGGTTCAGCTTGATGAGTACCTGTTCCAGAGAAGTCAGTATCAGCTTCATCAAATAAAGCCTCTGTTCCACCCTGAGTTGAGTATTTTGATTTCATTGCAAAGATAAGACCTGTTGGTCCATTCATTGGCTGAACGCCAGCGATATCATAAGCAATAAGGTTTGGCATTGCTCTACGTACGAGAGAGATTAATACTGGGTCAAATGAACCAATATTTCCACCACCAATATTATTGGCAGCTGCTGCTTCAGAAATATAATTTCCTTGTGCTTGAACTCTTTCTTCTTGTAAGGCAACTTCTTGGTTTTCTAACAATCTAGCTGTGACAGCTTTCTTGTAGTTATCCTGGATAGGGGAGACTGACTCGTGGTCGAGTACTGAACTCCATTTTTCCATTAAGTTTTTATCTGCATTAAACATTTTTGTTTCCTTAATTATTAAAGTTTGTTATAGCTGCTGAGTATCTGCTCATAGCATCTGAAACGTCTGATTCGACTGCTCCATCTCCTAATAAACTGTCAACCTCATCAACTGTTTCGTTAGTTTCATTTTTGAAGTATGATTCTTTAACAGTTTTAACTTTCATTTCGAAAGTTTCTTTGCTATCAAAATCGATATCTTCTACTAATGACGCTAATTTCTCAGCTTCAGTATCAGCAAGCCCTAATGATTGTTCTCTTACTACAGCTTGTTTTTCAAAGTCTTGAACTTTAGCATGTAATTCGATATTATCATCTGTGGTTTTGTTTAAAGTACTTTCTAATTCAGAAACTTGTTCGCTGAGGTCATCAACGAGGTCTTCTTTACCTTCTGGTACTTCGATGTAGTGTTCTTTGAACACTGATTGTAGTGAAGTCATAAACTCTTCAGCAATTTCAGTCCTAAGACCTTCTTGTACTTGGAGTTCGTTATCTTCCATCCAACCTTCAACTACGTAGTTAAGGTATGAATCTACCTTTTCTACTAGTGAAGAATGAACTTCGCTAACTTCTTCTTCTAAATTTTGCGCATATTCTGCTTCAAGCCTGTCAACTTCTTCGCTTAACTTACTAGTAAGTACTGCTTCGAATATTGCAGATGCTTTTCCGCGGAATCCTTCAGATAAAGTTGCTTCTTCTTTAATGATTGCATCAATGTCATCTGAAAAGTCAATAGCCTCAACCTTAGCTTTCGCTTTAGGTTCTGGCATTTTGCCTGATACAGCTTTTTCTGCATCCTTTTCTGATTTAATTGATTCAGGTTCACTATCGATAGTCACTAACTTTGAATAAAGTTTTTTTGCGTCTTCTGATTTAGCCTTCTTAAGCATATCAACTGTTGCTTGAATAACTCCAGCTTTAGTTTTTGGAATTTCGACTGCAGGAGCGTCTTCTTTGACTTCCTCTTCGTCTTCTTCTTCTTCCTCTACTGGTTCTTCTTTAGAGTTGTATTTCATAGCATTGACTTTTTTCTTGCCTTTGCTATAAGTTTCTTCAAGAGATTCCTCGTCTAAAATTTCATTTTCAACGAGAGCATCAACTTGCTCTTCTTCAACAGATTCTACTACTTCTTCTGACTGATTTCTGTCGTCTGACATAATAGTTTTCTCCTATTTTAGATTTAATTTAGAGAGGAAATTTTTAAACGCTCTTATTTCAGCTTCTTGCAAATCCTTGCGAGGAGCGCGTTTAATTTCAGTCTCAATTGCTTCAATATCTTGTTGACGAATAAGGCCGTTATCCCATACCCATTCAACACCTTCCATCACTCCATTTACAAATGCACTTGGAGCGCTTGGGTCTTGAACGATATCTACTGTGGCCAACATAAAGTCGTCCCCCACGTAACTAGCGCCATTCTTCTGTACAAGACTTCCCATACCACGACTTGAAACACCAAGCTTAACTCCACCTTCGAGTAGTCCTTCGACTATTTTACCCATAGGTGTCTTTAATATTGATGCCTTTCCTACAACATCATTTCCTTGCCAATGCAAATCAGTGATTTTGTGTGAAACTTTATCAAGGTTTACTGTTGGTCCTTCTGGATGATTTAACTCTCCAACAGCTCTTCCTTCTTTAACTTGTTCAACGACGTATTTTTCTACAGCTTTTTCTAATGAAGCTTTTTCGTATATACGACCGTTTCTGTTCTTTTTATTCGATTGCATGAACACACCTTCGATGAAATAGTCTTTACTACCATCTTTCTTTTGTTCACAAATCGTTTCTATATTTTGTTCTACGTACTCTGTTATTAATTTCATTTAAATACCTAGTAATAGAGGATATTATTCCTCTTCAGTTTTTTGTTCTTCAGCTACTACAGGAACTTCTTCTTCTGAAGTTTTACGCTGAACCATTCCTGACGCAATTTCTATTTTCTTTGCATCAAGAGCAGCTGTCATTTTGTCAGCCATCACAGTATTAAACTGTCTATTTGCTGAAACGTTATCTCCATCTTGTAGATTCTTTATCAATTCATTTACATTCATTTGTTTATCCTTGTTTATATATTTATAAAATTATCCGTCCCAACGAGGGTCGTCTGCATCTGGAGTATCATTATCTCCATCTTTTGTCTCTTGATCGATTTGTTTTTGAATTTCTTCAATCTCATCGTCAGTCTGACGTAATACGTTTTTACGTATCCATTCATTTGAAATGTATTTACCTACATATTCATCTAAGTTTCCTAGCATTTCAAATCTTTCTCTCAACATTTCTGATTGTTTAAGTTCAGAAAAATAGTTATCTTCAATATAATCAAAGGCAATACTTTCTTTCCAATCTTTCCAATCACTCTCAGTAATAATACCTTTGAGTAATAATTGAGTTTTTAATAACTGCATAAACAAATCAGAAAATCTTTTTCTTAATCTGTCTATGAACTTCTTAAACTTTACTTCATCTCTTGTTATTTCACTACTTCT